TTGAAACAGATCGCTTTCTACAGGCGTTCTGGAAGGCCCGGTGCCTTCCGTGGGTTAAAAGAACGCGTCACCTGGATGATTCAGTCTCGTGGTCGTCCTGTTACTGGCAGTGAAATAGCAGAGAAATTTGGTGTTTCACTTTGCGAGTTCAACAAGGTAGCTCGCGGCCTGACAAAGGGCAGTAAGGTTGTGAAAATAAAGGCTTCAGAACCATTCACCACAGACACCGGAATCGTTGATCGCTTTTTCTCCCTCGAATCAAATCCTCGTCGTGACACACCTCGCTCACGCAATGCCGTTCCTCCATTCAGTCGCAGAAGCCGTGAACACGCAGCAAAAAACTGTCGCGAGGAATACGTGCAAAAGGCCGAACGCCGTCGCCGACTGATTAAAGCAGGACTTTACATTGATGAGTTTGAAAACGCGCTATGACGAAAAAATACACCCTCATTTACGCAGATCCCCCCTGGACATTCCGCGACAAAGCAACCGATGGTCAACGCGGTGCAAGTTTTAAATATCCGGTCATGAGTCTTCTGGATATCTGCCGCCTCCCGGTATGGGAACTGGCAGCCGATAATTGCCTGTTGTCTATGTGGTGGGTGCCTACACAACCACTTGAAGCATTGAAGGTTGTAGAAGCGTGGGGCTTTCGTCTGGTGACGATGAAAGGATTAACCTGGAACAAATGCGGGAAAAGACAGACCGACAAGCTGGTCATGGGTATGGGTAGCACCACTCGCGCTAACAGCGAAGACTGCCTTTTTGCAGTGAAAGGAAATCTGCCCGAACGCATTAACGCCGGAATAATCCAGTCATTCACTGCACCGCGCCTTGATCACTCCCGCAAGCCGGATATGGCTCGAGAAAAGCTTGTGCAACTTCTTGGCGATGTTCCCCGGATAGAACTGTTCGCCCGCCACACCTCGCATGGATTTGATGTATGGGGTAACCAATGCGGCACACCATCCATTGAGATGGTTCCGGGTATTGTTAAATTTCTGGAGAAAACCAATGAGCGAAAAAACGACGTTGACAAAGGCATCACCAGTTGAATTAAGGCAGTGTCTGGAAATCGCAAATCAACTTGCCAGAAGTGGAATACGATTTGTTCCAATCCCGATTACAGCAGATGCAGAACTTCATCTGTTTGGTGAAATTCTTTCCCGAAAGCTGGATGAACTGGAAAAGCTGGTAGAAGAAGCTGACACCTCACTAACCGTATAACAGCCCCACCGACATTAAAATATCAGGAGAAAAAAATGAACGCAGTGCTCACAGAATTGAACAAATTAGGAAAAGCATCAGCCGAAAGTATTTCTAAAGGTCTCAATATTGATTTGAATGACGTTATTGACACTCTATGGAAGTTAAAAAACCAGGGGGTAGTAACTGTAAAAAATGGCATCTGGCAGGCAGTTGCAAGGGAAGTGGACAAAAAACCAAATATCGCCCCAGTGCAGCCAGTGCAGCCAGTGCAGCACAACATTATAGGTGACCTGCTACGTAAATCACGGAAAGAAGCGCGCCGCGCCGGGCGGAAACAGAAACGATGGGAGGGTGCATGTAAGGCGTTGCAAGAACTGAATAAATACCGTGACTTGATCAACGAATTGTCAGAGTGAGCGAATCACAGAGAGAATATTTTGAGAAACAACCCGCGTACATTAATATTGTTTTTCCTTTCTCTAATGACGGGCGGTATCCTGTTATTCGCAGGAACAACATTATTTATTTTTGTTGCCCGGCTAACTGCGAGGATAATGACATGAAAATCACATTTGAAAGTTACGGTTTAACAGCAAGTGTGGTTATATCCAGCTCTATATTCGAAAGGCGCAAACATCAGCATATCGTTGATGCAGTGAAACTCAAAGCCCCGGAAGTTACCGTCACAACACATGGACTTTTCAGGATACGAACGACGTTGACTACAACACACCTCTCGGCATGCCGTGTTTATGATATGGCACTCAAGGAATACAACCAGTGTTCGTCCTGATCCAGCGCGGGCAGTCTTTCGTTGATGCCAACAACTATCCGGTAGAAATATGCAAGGTAACTCTGACTCAGGTGATCTACCGAAGGCTCGACGGCAGAACCAGAGCCACTTCAATTAGTGCATTTAATGAAGAATTTGAGCGAATCGAGCACAACGAACTGCATATGATTAAAGCGGAAATTGAGAAGGAAAAGCATATTGCCAGCCTTCGAAAAATGCGCCGTACATCAATCAACTGACAACCGCCTTCGGGCGGTTTTTTCTTACACATGCAGAGGCAACTTATGCGCGAGTTAGTAAACCAACATAACCATGGCATTCAGCCAGTCATCACACCTGTTGTACAGATAAATGCGAATGAATGGGTAACACTGGAGCTTTTAATGGCTGTAACAGGCCTGAGAAAAGGAACAATATTACGCGCCAGGGACAGTGCGTGGATGAACGGCAGAGAATATAAACAAATCGCCCCCGACGGAACGCCAAAGAAAAACAGCGAATGTCTCTATCACCTTCCTACCATCAACACTTGGATCAAAAACCAACCCTTACCATCTCAGGATGTTTAATTCTTGTCCATAAGAGTATAACCTGAGCGTGCTCTTGGACGCAGGAGGAACAATGGCGAATTCAGCCTATCCAGCCGGCGTTGAAAATCACGGAGGAAAACTCCGAATAACGTTTAAGTACAGGGGTAAACGAGTGCGCGAAAATCTTCGCGTGCCCGATACTCCGAAAAACAGAAAGATCGCTGGTGAGTTAAGGGCTTCTGTCTGCTTTGCAATCAGAACGGGAACGTTTGATTATGCCGAGCGATTCCCTGACTCACCTAACCTGAAGCTATTTGGCCTGGTAAAAAAAGATATCACCGTCGGTGAACTGGCACAGAAATGGCTTACTCTGAAAGCAATGGAAATCAGTAGTAACGCCTTAAATCGTTATCAATCAGTGATGAAAAATATGCTACCGAGGCTTGGTCCTGGCAGGCTGGCGTCATCGATTACAAAAGAAGATCTGCTGTTTATCAGGAAAGATTTACTGACCGGGGAAAAGGGAAGCAGGAAAACCAGCACGTCCCGAAAAGGAAGAACCGTACCCACAGTGAACTATTACATGACAACAACAGCCGGAATGTTCAGCTTTGCCGCCGAAAACGGGTATCTGGAGAAAAACCCGTTTAATTCAATAACACCGCTGAGGAAATCAAAACCAGTGCCGGATCCACTGACCAGAGATGAGTTTAGCCGTCTCATTGATGCCTGCCATCATCAACAGACCAAAAACCTCTGGACAGTGGCTGTTTTTACAGGGATGCGACACGGTGAAATTGCCGCACTTGCATGGGAGGATATCGACCTGAAAGCTGGCACGATAACAGTGCGACGAAATTTTACAAAAATAGGTGATTTTACGCTACCAAAGACCGACGCAGGCACTAACCGGGTTATACATCTTCTGGCACCAGCAATTGAAGCACTTAAAAACCAGGCGATGCTTACTCGTCTTAGCAGGCAGCATCAGATCACTGTTCAATTACGCGAGTACGGAAGAACAATTTTGCACGAGTGCACTTTTGTTTTCTGTCCGCAAATCGTTCGCAAGAATCACAAGGCTGGTATTAACTACGCGGTAAGCTCCATCGGAGCGACATGGGATTCAGCAATAAAAAGAGCGGGTATCCGATCCCGTAAAGCGTATCAGTCACGCCATACCTATGCGTGCTGGGCTTTATCTGCCGGAGCAAACCCGACATTTATTGCATCACAGATGGGGCACTCCAGCGCCAGCATGGTCTACAATGTTTATGGTGCATGGATGCCTGAGTGCAGCGTGACTCAAGTTGCCATGTTGAATAATGTCCTTAATGCCCGTGCCCCAGACGTGCCCCAAAGTGACCAGGAGGATGAAATAAAATTATATTTTTCAAAATGATAAACCATATCCTTAGACATGTTGAAACGATGGCGCGCGCAGTCGCTGAAGGCGCAAGCAAAGTGGATGGCGCAGAAGTTGTCGTTAAGCGTGTACCGGAAACCATGCCGCCGCAATTATTCGAAAAAGCAGGCGGTAAAACGCAAACTGCACCGGTTGCAACCCCGCAAGAACTGGCCGATTACGACGCCATTATTTTTGGTACACCTACCCGCTTTGGCAACATGTCCGGTCAAATGCGTACCTTCCTCGACCAGACGGGCGGCCTGTGGGCTTCCGGCGCACTGTACGGCAAACTGGCGAGCGTCTTTAGTTCCACCGGTACTGGCGGCGGTCAGGAACAAACCATCACATCCACCTGGACGACCCTTGCGCATCACGGCATGGTGATTGTCCCCATTGGCTACGCAGCGCAGGAATTATTTGACGTTTCACAGGTTCGCGGCGGTACGCCGTACGGCGCAACCACCATCGCAGGCGGTGACGGTTCACGCCAGCCCAGCCAGGAAGAACTGTCTATTGCTCGTTATCAAGGGGAATATGTCGCAGGTCTGGCAGTTAAACTTAACGGCTAATCTTCAACAGGAGGATACGCATGCCAACTCAAGAAGCGAAAGCTCATCACGTCGGTGAATGGGCATCTCTGCGCAATACGTCGCCGGAAATAGCCGAGGCCATTTTCGAAGTCGCCGGGTACGACGAAAAAATGGCGGAAAAGATTTGGGAAGAAGGTAGCGATGAAGTGTTAGTTAAAGCCTTTGCTAAAACCGATAAAGATTCGCTTTTTTGGGGCGAACAGACCATCGAACGTAAAAACGTTTAATCCTGAACCTCCCCCGTAGTGAACGGGGGAGTTTTCGATTATTCATTGACCAACGTCTCATACCCTGTTTTTACTATGAGATATTCAATCACGTTATCAAATAAAAATCGATATCATTGCGGTAAGCTTGTTATTGATTATAAATATGGGTAATAAGCGATATCCAGCATGAATTTGATTGTACAGGGTATTTCCTATATAGCCATTGGTTAAACCCGGAAGATAAGATACCTCCGGCTGAAAAATCCATCCCGGCGATGAAGGATGTGATATTTTCGTAATTCTCTTACAGGATAAACATCCCTGGACACGCCCTGAACACCAGGACATTTTCCAATAGATTATTTTTATTCATCAATACCCACGGGCGAGGTTCATCAAAATATCTCATTATCTTTTAAAACTGCCCAGTCCGTTATAACGGACGTTATCTGGCGCACGCTGAAGTGGGCATGATACTCACTTTCATTAAAATGCTCGACATGATTTGCTAATCGCTGAGCAAGATAATTGACGTTCAGTCTGTGCCAAATTTTTAGCAAAAAATAGCAAATTTCAAGCCGGGCATTTATCAAAGCATCCTCATTTACTTCACCATGAACAATAAAGTCACGCATAAACTGCAGGTGTTTAATTAATAAAATCCATTCACTTTCAGTAAGATAGTTTTTCCCACGCAGATTATAATACAGAGATTTGATTAATGGGATCTTCTGCTTATGGCGCTTTGACCGCGCTGAGCACAATATTTGTTCTATCAGGCCAAGCGTCCCTTTCTGACGCAACCAGCACCGGAGTTCAGACTGCGCGCTAATGCCGCGAGCCACCGACAAATGTATTTGGGTAAGCAATGCGTATAAACCTAATAAAAACGCATCGTGATAATACCGCTTCAT